GTTCTCTGTTCATTTAGCAAATCTTTTTAAGGTTATTCATTTCTTTTTGAGCTACAGCTTTTACAGCTTGCATCCGTGCCTTATCGTTTTCAATTTCTTTGGCACGCTGCAACGCTCGCATATCGTCCCTAGCTCTCCACTCTTTATCTTCATCAGCATAAGCAGTAGACTTAGGAGCATCAGAAACAATCTTAACCGGGATAGGCTTAGTCTTTTTAGATGACGTTAGCTTTTGAACTGGCAATTTGTTTTTAGCCATTTTAAACTGTCCTCTTACTATCAAAATCAAAATTAATAGCTGGTGTATTAACAATTACAGGCTTAGGCTTTTCGGTATCTGGCTTGTAAAGTACAGTCTGTTCAAACTCAGGTAAATCTTTGGCAGTCTTGGCCATCATGTCTAAATCAGGATCGTTAACACGTTCCATGATAGCTTGGTAAATCACTTCCTTTTGCTCAGCAGGAGTTTCGGGACGTGACAAGATTTCTGTTAAAGCATGAACAGCAGCCGGGATAAACTTTTCAATATGACGCCTAGCAAAATCGCGAGGGGACTTAAAGCGTAACAGATTGATAGCCTGACCTTGCAACTTGATTACAGTCATTCCACTTGAACGCGCGGCATCATAAAAAACACCAGCCATTTCACCAGCAGTCTTTTCTATAATTACGTCTGATGGAGATTTTAAAGATTTAGTTAGGCTCATTTGAATGGATTGCCTTCTACTGGTTTTAAGTCATAACCCAATTCTTTTAATAATGCATCAGTATCTATATTTTCTTTAACTGGCTTTTTTCCAGCAAACTCAGGAGCGTAATCTTTAGCATTTACCACGTACATTTCCATTTCAGGAGAACCATTATTTCTAGCTAGCACTGATCTATGATGCCCGTCATAAAGCAAATACTCTCCATTTTCTTTTTTAACTGCTATTGGTTTATCCCCGTAACCTTTTACTAATACGTCAGGATGCTCGCCTTTATTAAATTTAGCCCAATCTAACTTATTTGTGCTTTTTACATTATTTAAATTAACAGTTTCAATTTTAGCTAAATTTTTCATAACGTCTGCTGTAGGAGCAGGAGGAATAGAAAGGCTTTCACTTTTAGGAAAGTTTTTCAAACTCTCAATAGCCACCCCCGGCTTAGAGCTATCAGCAAGCAATTGTGTAGTCAGCCCTTGTCTTAAATCTTCGCTACCTTTAACTCCAAACTTTTTATCAAATTCTTTTCTAGTCATAAAGTTACCAGACGCATCTACAAACCCATCAGTAGTATCTTTTAGAAATTTATCATCTTGATACTTTAAAGATGGGTGCGTAGAATTTATGTCACCACTATAAATTTTATTAGTAGAATTATCCTTTACTGCTGGTACATATTTGGGGGTAGTATTTAGTTCCATTGTACTAGTTAAAGCCCCATACTTCCCCGCCTGAGGATCAATTAGCCCATTGTCAATGCCATACTTTAAGGCATCTTCCCTACTGAGAAAATGACCCTTGTCATTAACAAAGCCAAAGTTGTAATGGCTGATATCCTCGCCCTTCATAGCCATCTGCTGAAATTCAGGATATAAGCTATTAGGAATAACATCCATATGCTCTTGACCGGGTTTCCCCTTATAGAGCTTATCCTTATACTTCAAAGCAGGACGCAATGAGGGAGTAGCATTTAAACTACCTCCACCAGCCCCCAACCCACCAGTACCAGCTAATGCGCTAACTTCTTGTGCTTTTTCTACCATTTGTGGGCTAGTATGAACGTCCCCCGACTTAGGGTCAATAGCCCATTGGGGAACTTCACCGCTAGCTACTTCACCAGCAGCGGTAGCCCCTGCCCTAACCAATCGTTCTGGCCAAAGCTGTAACCGCTTTTCATCCGGTCTAAAAATACTATTTAAAATCTTATCAACATTATTGCTCAATGGGCTAGGCACTTCAGCAGGAGCAGCGGTGGGCTGTGCTCCTGTAAAGCTTCCCATAGGATCAAAGTCTGTTAGTTCACTCAGCCGGGGCATTTTGCTTTACAACCTCATGATATTGCCCATTGCGTTGAACGTAGTGCTTTCCGTCGGCTGCTCGCCGAGAACCGGGTACTCCCTCAATGCTATCCTGCTCATCAGCCGCGCCGCTGGGTAAGCCTATCGGCTCCCCGCCTTCATCCATACCCCTCGCCTGCTCAACCTCCTCAGGAGTGTCTACACTGGGTCCACCAGCCTGTAAAAGTTCCATAATAGTCTGACGAATGACAGGGCGCAACTGTTCCACAGACACACCGGGGCCAGCATTACCAACAGCCGTTAACCTATCGGTTAAAGCTTTAAAGTCCTCTCGTATCTGTTCAACACCTGTCTTAGTCCAAGCCAAAGCCTGAGCCTGCTCTTTAATAGAAAGCTCTCTGTTCTTATCTTCCAATTCCTGTTGCTGCTTAGCAATCACTGCCAATTGTTGCTGAATTTGCTCAGCAGCTTTGTTCATGGTTTCTTCGATTACAGGGTCAATACCATCGCCTGTGATGTTCTTTGGAATGATCTTACGCCAACGTTGCGCTAATACCTGAGCCTCAGGGAAATCAGCAACCTTCCATAGAATGTCACCAGCAATTCCCATAAATTGTTCATTCTGAGCGGCAATCTGCGTAAGAGCATTGAATGCTTCTTGACGTCTAGTAGCAAAGGAAGGTCCAACATCAGATTGAACGTCATAGATGCCCACATTAGGATTAAAGATAAGGTTCACAATTTCCTGATTAGCATCCTGTGGGATTTGACCACCTTGATTGTCTACCTTCTGCAAAGCTTGTTCTGCATTAGGATCAATGGTAACATTCATGATTGTATTGTCTTTAGCTTCAATACGCATAACTCGCTTAGTATCGTAAACCTTAGGAATAAGATCAATCAAAATCTTACCAGTAAAACGAATGGCCACAGCCTGATTATCAATAAAATGATATGTCGCCCTATCTCCTTGACGCTGGCGCGCATTGATTGCCACACCAGACTTAGCATTTTCATTTTCTCCCATCTGAGCTTGATACTGGCCAGATACCATCATCATTTCATTTTGTGCAATTTCCATCTGTTGCACATACGCGGGAGACGACACAGGAGCTTGCAAACGCTGAGGAGGGGTTAGCTTGCGCCCTTCTTCATCATACTCGTTAAACGGCAACACTGATAAATTTTCAATGTTAGCCTTAGCGTATAAGTCCTCAAAGCCTTCAATGGCCTGTGGGGATGCCGTAATAGGCGATTTGGTTTGTAAAGCCCCAAACTCCACATTAGCAGACGAATTGACATTGTAAATACGCTGAGGGTCAAGCAACGCCCTTGTATGACCTTTGCAATCCCAAATACCATCAATAACCGTTTCTGTACCGACTAAGCGTACAATTGGAATATACTTACCTAGCCATTCAGAACGATCAATAATTTTATTGCCAGCAATCTTATACCATTCGATATGCTCAGTTAACTCTTTTTGCTCCCTGTAATTAGCTTCAGGGTCAGACTTAATTTCATTAATTTGTTTCTTGCTATCAGCGTCTAACTCACTCCACTTAATCGGCCCAATTTCTTCGCCAGTCAAAGGGAGAACGCAGTAGATTAGCTTGTCAGGCTTTTGTGTCTTACGATAATATTCGGCCACTCGCACGCTATCGCGAGTAATCCAAGCATCAGATATGTTGCCAAATGCTACGTTACCAACGTCCTTAAAATCAGGGTGCTTAGCTTCATACAAATCTTTTGGCATATCATCAAAGATAAAACCGAACCAAGCATCAGAACCATCTACCTCATTAATGTTAAAATCAAGATAAACGTTACGAGGGTCCTTAATGCGCCTAATGAAAATTTCTTTATCAAACGTTCCATTGATTGGCTCTACCGTAACGCGCCAATATCCCCAACCTGCCGTAACCTGATACACAGCGGCATTATCATAGACGTTCTCAGCACTTGAAATATATTCAACGTGCCTGACAACTTCCTGAAACACTTGGGCAGCTTCAAAGCTAGCTTCATCACCAACAGGGCGAATGTTCACACCGGGTTTATTCTGCTTACCATCATTGATGATTTGCAAACAATGCTGCATAGTTTTATTGATAGTAAGGCAAGGGCGCTTAAGCGTTTGCCTATCACCTACAACCCAATTATCCCACTGATACATATTATTGCTATCAGCATTGGCAAACTTATAATCATAGTCAAACCAAACGCGGGCCTGAGCCTCCCACTCCTCACACGCGCTAAATCGCTTCTTGGCTTCAAGAATGATTTCATTGTCTGCTTCCTGTTGTGGATCAGACGATTTGTCACCAAAGGAGGTAGACCAAGCCATTTTAATTAATCCGATTTTAAAATAAAAATACCATCAACTTGTACATATTCTTTAGATTTATTAGCCGTACTAACTTTACTTATACAATCATCACATTCAGTCATCATTAAATGAAACTTAGAAGTCGTTTCTTTACATTTTGGGCACTGCCTTTCGTATAAACCCATGCTACTTCCAATTTCTTTTATTTAATTCATTTAAAATTTTATCTCTCTCAAACCATACAGCGCATCCATCTATTTCCATATCGTACAATTGTTCTTCTAAATCTTTTAATTGATCAGTAGTCATATTTTCATATTCACTCATGTCATCCAAGCTCTACTTTGATTAGGCACTTTAATTGTAGGCTTCAATTTAGGTTTCTTAGTATCATCTTCTGTTCTAAGCGATAATGCGAATGTCTGGAAAGCGTCTGCCCCGTGGCTCCAAGGTGTATCATGGTCAGGCTCCCTTGAGAAGTTGCCTGTTTCCTCATTAACTTTAAAAGCGTATCTAGACAAGCATTGCCAGCCATCTTTAGTTTTTTCTTCATCGAAGTTGCAAAGCTCAAACACCGTGCGTACCGCATTGATGCCCACAGCTTTCTTAGATGGTCTGTTAACAACGATAACTTTAAAACCAGCAGCCCTAGTAAGATTAGCAATAGACCTAGCAGCTAACGTTTCATTGTCGGCATCATGAGGCTGGTAAACAGTACCGTAATTGTATCCCAAACTTTTCATATGCTCCAAATAATGAGGGAGCTTTTTTAATCGGTTTTCGTAGTAGTTGATGACGTTGTATTCCATCCCAACTCGTTGAATAAACCATATAGCAGTACGATCGCTGTGGCCCAAATCCCAAAATGTATAAACGGGCTTAAATGGATCATAAGGCACCTTCTTTCTGCGACCCTCAGACAGCGTTTGCCGCAATTCATCTGCATAGATTGCGCCGTCAAGAGTTTGCTTAGTATAGCCTTCCCAAACCTCAAGATACTTGATTGGGTTGTGAACTTTTAAAAGCTCCATTTCGCGTCTAAGATCAGGCGGAAACCATTTGTTGTCATAGTAATTGACCTTAACAACATAGGCGTAACGCTTGCGCTCAATTTCATCAAAACGCTCCTGCTCCTCAGGAGGCAGAACGATTGAGCTTTCCTTTACACGATTAAACCAAGTCTGCTGCTCCTTTGGTACTTCAGTCTCAATCCAATCGGGAGCGTACTGCTCTTTCTTTATGATGTAACGATCATACGTTTCATCATCTTCAAGCTCAGGGTTAAACGTTATCCAAACCTCAGGCCCTAAGCCAAAGGGTCCGCCCATTCCGTTAGGGTCACTCTCATGCTTACCACGAATTGTGGGCATAAGCTTATCCCAAGAAGATTTAGAAGCGTTGTTAGCTTCTTCAACCCATGCGATATCAATCTTTGCAAGTGACTTAATCGAATTAATTTTGTAGCGCAAACCAGAGAAAATAAACCGGCTACCTGTTAGCGTGCATGTGATAGACTTATCTTTGATATCAAAAGCCCACTCCAATTGATAAAGAGCGATATAGCTTTCGATTGTCTCTTTAACACTTTCCTCAATAGAGTTTTGAATTTCACGCAAACACAGAATACGCAAACGCTTTTGCATTGATAAAATAATCAATGCAATAGCATAGCCATCAGTCTTACCAGCACCACGACCACCATACGATATTTTTAAACGTGCTGGCTTAAACAAAAATTCTAGTTTTTCGTTAAATTCGATTTCTTGCATTTAATTTAAGGTGCATTATTGAATGTCCTTATCGCATTCCAAGCTGTGCTGATCGGGCCGTAAAGATCATCTCGTGTAGACCAAACAGACACGCCCAAGAACTGATACTGGGACGGGAACTTGCAGCCGGCGGGGCACTTGATGTTTTTATCCGGTAGCATGCTAAGCAGCCTTCTCCAGCCACATGGGGTCGTTGTCGTTCGAAGCGGGATCGAGGTCGCGCTTGAGCAGGAAGTTCGTGTTGAACGCGCGGATCGCATCCACAGCCGTTGAATATGGCGTCGAGTAGACAGTCTGGTCCCAAAGACCCCAGATTTGGCCTGTGCCGATATTTCCGGTCAGCCGACTGTCGGTGGTGACTGACGTGGCCGAGAACTCGAATTGAGACGGGAACACCACGGGAATTGCAGCTAGGCTGTTGTAGAGCGCGGTAGTTTGCGTGGCCAAGTTCGGGCTGAACTTGCCAGCCCAACGAAGGGTGTTGGTGTACAGTGCTGAGTTCACAATGATCGCTGATACTGGTGCGTAGCTGCAAGTTGCAGTCCCGGTTGGGGAACCCGTGAAAACCGCTGCCACGCCACCGGAAGAGTTAGACACGGTGAAGCTGTTAGGATCGATCACCGTCTTTACGAAAAGAGGCGTCGTCGCCAGATTTATCGTGCTCCCGCTAACAGTCACGGTTGGCAACGTTCCAGTAGAGCTACAGAAAATCCGATCGTTCGCCGACCTTCCGTGCGAAGTCCAATTGACAACGCCTGGGTTCGCGATTGTAAACGTCACCGTCGAAGTCGGGAAGGAATACCCACCTCCGTTCAAGTCGGTGGTGATGTTGTTGCCGGAAACACCCGCCACCGCAGTGTTTAGGGATAGGCTTCCTCCGCTCACATAAGCAGAAAATCCAGTGCTGTTGACGCTCAGTGTAATATTTTGCCCAGATACCGCACTAACTGTCCACGTTCCGTTTAGCTGGCTCATGCCCGTATTGCTATCAAACCCGGAGATGGTGACAGTGCGACCAACGTCGGCAAAGTTAAATCCAGAGACGGTGACCACCGCAGAAGCAGCCTGCGTGACGTTTGTTATCGTCATCGGGATGCTGAGTGTCATGCCCGCCACGAGACCATTGC